GTAATTGATAGGCAAGTTGAAAATGCTTTACTAAAAAGAGCATTAGGTTATGAGTATGAGGAAATCAAGCAGATTATAGAAAAAGATGAGAAGGGTAAGGATAGAAAAAGAGTGGAAAAGATAACCAAGCATGTTCCTCCTGATACAACAGCACAAATATTCTGGCTTAAAAACAGGAAACCGAATGAGTGGAGAGATAAGAGAGATATTGAACATATGGGAAGTTTGGAAGTGAAGAATGATGATATTAGGAGAATTGAACAGCAACTTGAAAATGATGATGAAAGCAGAGAACTTCTCAAAGAATTCTTTAGACGTAGCAAAGAAATTGGCGAAGATGGAGAAGATATTAGCGAAGGTTGATTATGAATATTATTTAGAGTATGTTCATAAGGGATTATACAAACACGCAAGGCATACAAAATTAATATGTGATAAATTGAAAGAGGTAGAAGAAGGTAAAAATAAAAGATTAATGATATTTTTACCACCGAGGCACTCAAAATCCATGACGGTAAGTGAAACATTCCCGTCTTTCTTTATTGGCAAAAATCTAAATAGGAGAGTAATATTAGTTAGTTATGGGAAAAGCTTGGCGAGGAAGTTTGGTAGAGCTAATAGAAATAAGTTAGAGGAATATGGTGAAGAAATATTTGGTATAAGATTAAGTAGAGATAATTCTAGTGTAACGAATTGGGGAATAGAAGGACATAGAGGTGGAATGATTAGTGCTGGAATAGGAGGACCAATAACAGGAGAAGGAGCAGATTTACTTATTATAGATGACCCTATAAAAAACAGGAAAGAGGCAAATAGCAAGACATATAGGGATATGGTATGGGATGAGTGGCAAAATACTTTATATACGAGGTTGCAACCTAATGGGTCAGTAATAATTATATTGACGAGATGGCATGAAGATGATTTGGCTGGAAGGCTTTTAAACCCGGAATATGGAGAAGTAGAAGATTGGGATATTATACGATTGCCTGCTATAGCGGAAGAGAACGACCTATTAGGAAGGGCAGTAGGAGAACCTTTATGGCCAGAGCATGGATTTGATGAAGAATGGGCAGAAACAACAAAGACAGCAGTAGGCAGTCAGACATGGGCTAGTCTATATCAACAAAGACCAGCACCATCAGAGGGGAATATAGTCAACAGAGCATGGTGGCAGTTTTATAATGAGTGGCCCGATAGCTTTGATGAAGTGATACAGAGTTGGGATTGCTCTTTTAAAGATACAGAAACAGGAAGTTATGTAGTAGGGCAAGTTTGGGGTAGGAAAGGAGCTAATAAGTATTTAATAGACCAAGTAAGGGCTAAGATGGATTTTACTAAAACATTGAGAGCTATAAAGAATATGACTATAAAATACCCAGAAGCAAGGCTAAAACTTATAGAGGACAAAGCTAATGGCCCAGCAATTATCAGCGCATTAAGACAAGAGATAAGTGGGATAGTACCAGTTACTCCTAGAGGCACTAAAGAGGAAAGGGCTGCTGCAATTAGTCCAGAAATAGAGGCAGGAAATGTATATTTGCCTAACCCTAGCAGGGCACCATGGATTCATGATTATATAGAAGAATGGGCAGCGTTTCCATTTGGAGAGAATGATGACCAAGTGGATGCAACAACACAGGCTTTAGATAGATTAAGTTTAAGTTCGGCAAAGAGGCCCGTTGTACGAAAACCACAAGGATGGTGATACATTTGCTAACAAGTTTAAGTTTCATTAGCACTGGAAACCCCTGGCCTCCGCCAACAGAGGCAGAGCGGCTAGAAAGATATGCCCAGAATAGGCTACTCTTTGAGGGGAAACATGAGCAGGTATATAAAGACTGGATAAGGCTACTCCGTGAGGACCAGCAAGCGATACTTGAAATGGTATTGAACTGGCATAAACGATTGACGCTCTTATTTGCGGACCTACTCCTGGGCGAACCACCGAGGATTACAGCCGGTGACAAGGATAGCCAAGAACAGCAAACCGTTGAACGCATTATTGATGATAATGGTCTTTTTAATGTAGCCTACGAGGTTGCCTTAGACGTTAGTCGTTACGGCACAGGAATATTCAAAATTCGCTATGACGGCCGAGCTATAATCGAAGGCCAGCAACCGGCGATATGGTTCCCCGTTGTGAAGCCGGACAACATTAAGGAGATACAGGCCCATGTATTGGCCTGGGCGTATGAGGAAGAAGCCCAGGAGCGGGGCAAGACGGTCACGAAGAAGTACTTACAGACCGAGATACATGAGAAAGGTAAAATCATAACAGCAAAGTACCCGATTGAAAACAACATTATCGGGAAATCAATAGCATACGAAGAAACAGAAACCGGTGTAGATGAATTCTTAGTTGTACCGGTTAACAACATACTTACCACTGACAGAGTAACTGGCCTAGACGATTACAGCGATTTAGACAGCATCATCCAAGAGCTTGAGGTTCGTATTGCGCAGATAAGCCGAATCCTTGACAAGCATGCAGACCCGAATATGTATGGGCCGGATACGGCATTGGAGTACGACTCAGCAACAGGTCAATGGATATTCAGAGGCGCCGGCAAATACTTCCCAGTTGGTCCTGAAGAAAACCCACCAGGATACGTCACATGGGACGGGCAGCTTGAGGCGGCATTTAAGCAGATTGACTTACTCATGGAACAGCTATATATTTTGAGCGAAACATCAGCAGCGGCATTTGGCCAACTCAAGTCAGGACTGGCCGAATCAGGTACAGCACTAAGACGTTTAATGATGGCTCCGTTGGCAAAAGTAAATCGTATACGCATGAGATTCGATCCAGCGTTAAAAGAAGTCCTCTGGTTGGCATCGCGATTAGAAAAAGCTCAAGGTATGGCTGGAGCTGTTGCTCTTGAAAACATCCATATTGACTGGAAAGACGGCTTACCTGATGATGAGCAGGAACTTACACAAAATGAAGTCCAGAGATATACTGCTGGGCTTACAAGTCTTGAAAGCTCACTAAGAAGACTATATGGATTAGAGGGGCAGGCACTACAGGAGGAAATAAACCGCATTAAGGGCGAACAGGCTGGGCAGGGAGCCACCGAACTGCCGCCTATCACTCTGCCGCCAGTAGAAGGTACAGAAGAAGACGAAGGTGAAGAATAATGGCAGATGTAAGGAGGTTCAGCGATGCCGAAATAAACCGACTGGTCAAGTTTTATGAACAGGTAGAACGCGAAATCCTGGACCGCATCAACCGGGCGCTACTAAGGGGCAATCAAACAGAATACCTAGCCGCAATGAAAAAGAATGTAGAAGCCATACTGCAACAGCTAAGAGAAGGGAATAGAACTTGGTGCACAGAAGCTATTCCACGTGTCTATGCCGAAGGCCTAAAGAATGCAGATGCGATGTTAAATGATGCAGGTGTTACCGTGAAGGCTGGATTTGGGGCCATTCATCAGCAGGCAGCTCAAGTGCTGGCCGAAAATGCTTTCCAGAGGTTTGAGGACGTTGTGCAGGTGATAGGCCGGCAAGTGAATGACATATACCGGGAGTTGGCGTTAGAAAACGTCAGAGGAACAGTAGTAGGCTACGATACGTGGAAGCAGGTCGCCAATAGGTATAGAGAACAGCTTGCAGAACGTGGAGTAACGGGATTTAAGGATAGGTCCGGGCGGATGTGGAACATGCGAACATATACTGAGATGGTAGCAAGGACAACAACGATGGAAGCACACTTACAGGGAACAGCTAATCGCCTTGTAGAGCAGGGGCATGATTTGGTTAAGGTAAGCACTCACATAGGAGCCTGCCCGTTATGTGTGCCGTGGCAAGGTAAAGTGTTAAGCATAACAGGTAAAACGAAAGGTTACCCCACACTGGAAGAAGCGAAGGCAGCCGGACTTTTCCACCCTAACTGCTATTCAAAAGACACAGAAGTTTATACGGACAAAGGATGGAGGTTGTTCAGCGAATTGTCGGGAGACGAAAAGATATTATCGCTCAATCCTGAGACACATTGTCTTGAATGGGTTAATTACCGTAGCATTATATCTTATCGTTACTCTGGTAATATGCT